TGCTGCCGGTGCCGGCGCGGTTCATCACCCCGCAGGGGGAGAACTTCTTCGCCCCGGAGGCGTACCGCATCACCGGGTCGCGCGGTTACAAAGACTTCGACCCCGACCAGATCGTTCACTTCCACGGCTACAACCCCGACGACCCCCGCATCGGGCATTCCCCGATCGAGACGTTGCGGCAAGTCCTGGCCGAGGACTACGCGGCGAGCCGGTACCGGGAACAGATGTGGAAGAACGGGGCCCGCGTCGGCGGCTACATCTCCCGTTCGGAGAAGGCGCCGCGCTGGTCGGGGGAGGCCAAGCGCCGCTTCACGGCCGATTGGAATGCGCAGTACACCGGCGACGGTCCGGGTGCCGGCGGAACCCCGGTCCTGGAAGACGGCATGACGTACACCCCGAGCGGGATCACGCCGCGCGACGCGCAGTACGCCGAGTCGCGGCAGTTGACCCGCGAGGAAGTGGCGATTGCGTACCACGTGAACCCGGCCATTCTCGGGTTGACCACCGGGGCCACGAACGCGTCGGTGCCGGAGATCCGTAAGCAGTCCTACGCCGACTCGTTGGGCCCCTGGTTGGAGATGCTGAGCCAGGACATCGAGGCGCAACTGCTGCCGGACCTGGACCCGGCCGGCGTCGGCAACGTCTATGTGGAGTTCAACCTCAAGCGCAAGATGCAGGGCAGCTTCGAGGAGCAGGCCGCCGCGATCAGCGCGTCGGTGGGTGGGCCGTGGATGACCCGTAACGAGGCCCGCGCCCTGAACAACTTGCCCGAGCTGGATGACGCCTCGGAGCTGATCGTGCCCTTGAACGTGGTGACCGGGGGCCTGGCGAGCCCCCGCGATACCGCACCGGACAACCCGTCCAACGCCGAATCCAACGGAGAACTGCCGGCCGCCAAGCCGGCGGAGGTAGGGGCATGAAGACAAAGACCATGCCAGCCAGTTACGCCCCGGACGATTCAGGGGCGGGCTTCGAAGCCATCGTCAGCGTGTTCAACAACAAGGACTACGGCAACGACGTGGTGAGGCCGGGCGCGTTCGCCGACACCATCGCCGCGTGGAAGAACTCCGGTGACCCCATCCCGGTGCTGTGGTCACACCGCATGGACGACCCGAACTACAACATCGGCGCCGTCATCGACATTGAAGAGATCAAGGCCGGCGACCCCCGCATTCCGGCCTGGTCGAACCCGTGGGTGCAGGAAAACGGTGGCCTGTGGGTCAAGGCCGAGCTGGACGAGCACGGCGCCGCCGGGCAGGTCCGGCACCTGTTGACCAAGCGCCGGGTCACGCAGTTCTCATTCTCCTACGACGTGATTGAAGAGAAAGTCAATCAGCGTGGCGAGAACGAGTTGTTGAAGTTGTGGCTGCACGAGGTGGGGCCGACGCCGTTGGGCATGAACCCGTTGACCACGTTGGTCGGGGCGAAGTCCACCGAGGCGGAACCGCCGCCGCAGCCCGACCCGGTTCCCAAGGAACCGACTCCCGACACCAAGCGCCGATCCGCATCGGCGCTTTTTTTGTGCTCCGCAGCCGCCGACATCGCGGCGTTGAGGGCTCGCCACATCGACTGACCGCGACGGTCACGAAAGGAACACCGAATGCGTAAGAGCTACCGTGACGCGATCCTCGCGGAGGCGAACGCGGCCAAGGCGTTGATGGATGCGGCGGCGCGTGAGGACCGTGAGCTGTCCGACGTCGAGCAGGACACCATCGGCCAGCACCTCGGCAAGGCCGCCAAGCTGGAGGCCGACGGCCTGGCCGAGGAAGCCTTCCGTAAGCAGATGAACGACCTGTCGACCAACCTCGGTCTCAGCGCGCAGTCCGCCGCCGGGCTGCTGGAGACCCCCCCGGCCGGCAAGGCCGGGCAGAAGAACCGCTCGGTCGGTGCCCGCTTCACCGAGAGCGACGAGTACAAGTCGCTGCTGAGCAACGTGCCGAACGGCAAGTTCAGCGAGAAGATGCGGGTGCAGTCGCAGCCCGTGGGCCTGGCCGGCATGAAGGACCTGTTCTACTCGGGTAACCGGGAGGAGTCCGCCGGGTTCCTGGTGCAGTCGGACAACCGGGGAATGCTCGACCCGTTCTACGAGCGTCCCCTGTCGATCCGCAACCTGTTCGCGCAGGGCAACACCACCAGCGACACCATCGAGTACGTGCGTCTGGTGACCACGGAGAACAACGCCTCCGTCGTGCCGGAGGCCCGCTCCACCGCCCCGATCGACGGGGTGACGGTCACGGCGGCCCTCGGTGGTCTTAAGCCGGAGTCCACGTTCGGTTTCGAGCGTGACGCGACGACCGTGAAGACCATCGCGCACTGGATTCCGGTGACCAAGCGGGCCCTGTCCGACGCCGCGCAGATCCGCACCATGATCGATTCGTTCCTGCGCTACGGCTTGGAAGAGGCGCTGGAGGACGAGCTGCTGACCGGTAACGGCACCGGCGAGCACCTGCTGGGCCTGGCCAACACCCCCGGCATCCAGACGCAGGCCGCCCCGACCGGTTCCCTGACGAACGTGGACGTGCTGCACATGGCCCGCCGCAAGGTCCAGGTTGGTGGCCGCGCCAACCCGACCGCGTACGTCATGAACCCCATCGACTGGGAGAACGTGGAGCTGATGAAGAACGGCAACGGCGATTACGTCGGCGCCGGCCCCTTCACCAACACCGCGCCGCGTCTGTGGGGCCTGCCGGTCATCCAGTCCGAGGCCGTCGCGGCGGGCACCGCCTGGTGCGCGGCGTGGAACTGGGGTGTGGTCTACGACCGGGAGCAGGCCACCGTTCAGGCGACCGACAGCCACGCCGACTTCTTCGTCCGCAACCTGGTGGCCATCCTCGCCGAGCTGCGGGCCGGTTTCGCCATCCTGCGGCCCCCGGCGTTCTGCCGGGTCACCCTCGCGGCGTGATTTCCAGCGACGTGATCAAGGGGCGTCTGTGCCCCATCTGTCAGGTACCGGGCCACGTCTGCGGTGACGACCACATGCGACGTGGCCCGGTCGACAATTTCGCCCCCACCGTAGGAGGAAAGCTCATGGCTCCCGAGCCGCAGGAACTCAAGGAATACCAGTACGTCGTCAACAACATGATCACTACGGCGATGCTGACGCCGGCCATGGCCGAGCGTCTGGGCGCCACGGAGGTCGGCGACGACCCGAAGTCGCTCAACGGCGGCTACAGCGCCAGCCAGAATCAGGCCGTCTACGCCACCGCCGACATGGGCGCCGGAGTCACCGGGGAGAACACCACCACCCCGGTGCGCCCGCAGCAGATGGGTGTGGACCGTAAGGGCCGCACCGCCTCGGCGCGGGTCACCGTCGATTCGCTGTCGGATGAGGACAAGGCGGTCTACCTCAACGAGGAAACCGACGATGAGGGACAGCCGAAGGCCGCCGAGCGGGGCCCGAAGGCCGCCGAAGCGCCCGGTGACGCCGCAGCCTCCACCAAGGCCCGCAAGGCGCAGGACAAGTAACCGGTGGCCGCGCCCCTTGCCAGCGCGGCGGAACTGGACCTGCACATGCAACGGGCCGTGCCCCCGGACGTGTCGGCGCTGGTGCTGGCCGGCGCGTCCGGGGCGGTCCGTTCTCACTGCGGCTGGGATCTGTCGCGCGAGACCCGCACCTTCACGGTCGACGGTGCAGGCGGCGTCGTCCTGACGCTGCCGACGCTGCACCTGGTGTCCGTGTCCGCCGTGCGTATCGACGGTCTGCCGCTGAACCTGGCGGTGCCGCCGATGCCGATCGTTCACCCGCGCGGGCAACTGATCTGGGCCGGCTCCTGGCCGGCGAACGCCGTGATCGAGGTCGACGCCGTTCACGGTTACGACGAGATCCCGGACGTGATTCGGCTGGTCACGTTGACCATCGCCGCGCGCATCGTCAACAACCCGGACAGCGTGCGGACCGCGAGCGTCGGTTCGGTGACCCGCACCTACGACCCGAAGATGACGGCGCTTGATGTGCGCCTGCTCGACCCCTACCGACTGTGAAGGAACGCATCATGCCTATTGCCAAGGAAACCCTGCGGATCGGGTTCACCATCGTCGCCAACGAGGGCGCCTACGTCTCGCAGTCGGCCGTCGACACCTACGGGTGGGCCGACAAGGTGGAGAAGGGCCCGGACGTGGAAGCCGGCGGCGACGACCCGCGCGACG